CTAGAAGAATTCGTTGGTGATTACGTTTTTAATCCTACTGATGGTGTTACTCAATTCAGAATTGACGAACCCGTTCAAGTGAAAGAAGGTGGTACTGGCTTCATGCTTATCAAGCGTAACACATTTGAAAAGTTTGACGAAGTATATCCACAGCAACGTTATCGTCCAGATCACGTTCGCACCGCTAACTTTGATGGCTCTCGCGAAATCACCGCTTACTTTGATTGCCCTATTGATCCAGAGTCTAGACGTTATCTATCTGAAGACTACATGTTCTGCCAGTGGTCGCGCAAAGCGGGACTTAAAGTTTGGTTGCTTCCATGGCTTCGTTTGAAACACGCTGGTGCTTATATCTTTGGTGGTTCTCTACAGGCACTTGCGGCGATTGGTGCATCACCAACAGCAGGTCAAGATGTTATGAAGAAGGATGTTAGAAATGGACTAGCAGTAAATGGAAGTCTTGCGCCAACTGCTAAACTATCCGAAGTGAAAAAAACGAAGAAGAAATAAAGGATAAGAATGATTGACTATCGTTATAATGAAGATAAACTGATTGAAGAAATCAAGCAATACATTGATGCCACATATGGTCAACATTACTCCCAAAATAAATTTCAGGCTACAGAATTCATCATCGATGGTGGACATGGTGAAGGATTCTGTATCGGAAATATTCTGAAGTATGCACAACGCTACGGAAAGAAAGAAGGCAAGAATCGTAAAGACTTGCTAAAAGTTTTGCATTATGCTATAATTATGCTACATGTTCATGATTTGAATGAGGTGAAAAATGAAACTAAGTGAAAATACTGTCGGTCTTTTGAAGAACTTTGCTACAATTAATTCTGGTATTCAGATTAAGGCAGGTTCTACAATTCGAACAATCTCCAAACAACAAAACGTTCTCGCGAAGGCAACTGTCGCTGAAAATTTTGATTCAGAATTTGTAATCTATGATCTGAATCGTTTTCTTGCATTGATTACCTCTCTGGACTCCCCTGAGATTGCTTTCAATGCAGAGAAGAAAAATCTAACCGTGAAATCCGGTTCATCGAAAACCACATACGGTCTGTCCGATGAATCCATGATTGTCGCGCCTCCCAACAAAGAACTTAAAATTGAAAACGCTGAAGTGAATTTCAAACTCACGAAGGAAAACTTCAATCAAGTTTTGAAACTCTCAGGCATTTTGGGACTCCCTAACATTGCAGTAGTTGGTGACGGCAAGAACATTTCAATCTCCACATTAGATGTGAAGAATGATGAATCGGATAATTTTTCTATCAAGGTTGGTGAAACTGAAGCAAACTTCAAGATGATCTTTGCTACAGAAAATCTAAAGATGGTAACTGGCAACTATGATGTTTCCATTTCATCTAAAGGTTTCGCACACTTTAAGCATGAAAAAGACCCCATTGAATATTGGGTTGCACTTGAGGCTGGCTCTAAGTATGAGGGTTAATCATGAGTAATGTGATCATTCCATCTTCACCAGAAGATCGTAAGAAGATTCGTGGAGCACTTGAAGAAATTTCAAACTCACTCACACGCATCGAAGCGGAGCGTGAATTGATTAAAGAAATTCTACAAGATGTAGAAGACAAGTTTGAACTTCCTAAGAAGTATACTCGCAAGGTTGCAAAAATCTTTCACAAGCAGAATTTTGCTGAAGTGAAAACTGAACAGGAAGATTTGGAAACAATCTATGAAACTGTAACAGGACCTCAGCCATGAATCCAACACGCAGAAAAATGATAACAGGCACAGGTCTTGCTGGTGCATTCGTTGCAGGATTTTTTGCGCCAAAGGTTGTTGTTGAAGTTAAAGAAAAATTGCGAGAGACTAGGGTGGAAGATATTCGTCACCTTGCGCCTCAGAGTTCAACAACACTCACTCTACAAGGCAATCCAAAACCTGTAGTACCATCTCCATATAATGGTAATGGATTTTATGTTTCATCAAATCCAGAATATCAAAATAAAGTTGAAATGTCTGTCGGCAAAGACAATCGACTATGGCTCAAAATTGATGGTGAGTGGCGAAGAGTTGCAATTGATCCTTCTTGGTGTGATCCAACTTACTGCGATCCGGCAGAAGTCTAACACCAAATTTGCATTCTAACATGTTTTATGTTAGAATATATTATTATGTTATGTTATTGTGAGGTGATTAATGCTACAAGATTTTTTGTGGGTAGAAAAATATCGTCCAAAGAAGGTAGAAGACACTATTCTTCCTTCTGATTTGAAGGCGACATTTCAAGAATTTGTAAACAACAAAAATGTACCCAATCTAATTCTGAGTGGTGGTCCTGGCGTAGGTAAGACTACTGTTGCAAAAGCAATGCTTGAAGAATTGGATTGTTCTTATATTATAATTAACGGATCGATGAATGGCAACATCGATACACTACGAAATGAAATTAAAAACTTTGCATCAACCGTATCTTTTTCAGGTGGTCGTAAATATGTCATTCTTGATGAGGCTGATTACCTTAATCCTCAATCTACTCAACCCGCGCTCCGGAACTTCATGGAAGAGTTTTCTGCTAACTGTGGTTTTATCCTTACTTGCAACTTTCTTAATCGTATCATCGCCCCTCTCCACAGTCGATGCTCCGTTGTTCCTTTTAAGATAAACGCAAAAGACAAACCTAAACTTGCTTCACAATTCATGAAGCGAGTAACAGGCATTCTCGAAACTGAGAAAGTAGAGTTTGATCAAAAGGTTGTTGCGGAAGTTATCATGAAGTATTTCCCTGACTGGCGCAGGGTAATCAATGAACTTCAACGCTACTCTGCTACAGGTAAGATTGATGCAGGTCTTCTTTCTAATCTAACTGAAGACAACACAAAAACTTTAATCAAGATGTTGAAAGATAAAGACTTCACTGGTATGCGTAAGTGGGTCAATGATAATCTTGATAACGAACCTAACGTTCTATTCCGTAGAATTTTCGATGGCTGTCACGAATATCTCTCTACTAAGAGTGTGCCTCAAATGGTCATTCTTCTAGGTGAGTATCAATACAAGTCTGCATTCGTAGTTGATCAAGAAATCAATTTCGTTTCATTCTTGACGGAAGTGATGGCTGATTGTGAATTCAAGTGATATCTACTCTCCAGAACATTGGAACAAAATCTGTGAACTAGTTGCACAGAGAGCAAAGATAGTTTTGCCTCTTGTAGTTTTGCGTAGAGTGAAGTCTACTCTTATCTCACACTTTTTTGAAATCTGCGCGGCTGAATATTTCAATTCAATTGGCATTCAATGTCAGAATGCTTTGACTGATAAGCAACCAGACTTAAAGTTTAATAATGAGATTTGCGAAATCAAAACTACAAATGTGTATAGTAACGCAATCAGTAGAAAAATCACATGGACTGGCAATGTAATATCTAAAGTCGATGCAACATACATGTTCATCATGTGGCATCTATCAGATAACGAAACATTGTTTCCGAAGACTATGGATTTTTTTCTAGCAAAGTGTTATGTTGATCAAACCGAGTGGGGCACTCTCGGCAACTATAACGGCGCAGGATTTACTACTGATGATTTGATTAGTCATGATTTTGAAGTCATTGTTGGAGATTGTGAAAACCGACATTTTAAATTGAAAAGTTTTGATTATGAATCCGTTTGATTTTCTAAAAGCAATCAATGAATCGAAAGAAGACTTAATTACAGACGAATTGTCCGAAAAGGCTTATAATGCATTCATCGTAAACAAAGGACTTTCGTTTTTTCCCGACACGGTTCTATATGCAAATGAAATGAACCGTTTGAGTACCCTTGATAACAAACCTCAATTTGCCTATTTACTAAATAGTCTCAGACCGCGAAAGCGATATAGCAAGTGGTTGAAAAATGAGTTGATTGAAGATATCAAGGTTATTTCTGAATACTTTAACTACAGTTATCCAAAGGCTAAGCAAGTAGCGCATCTGATATCTCCTGAACAACTCAACACCATAAAAGAAAAATTACAAAAAGGTGGATTGAAAACAAAGGAGAAAAATAATGGCAATTGACATTGAAGATTTGCTTGAAGTTAGGCTTAAGAATGAAGATGACTTCTTAAAGGTTAAAGAAACACTTACTAGAATTGGTGTCGCATCACGTAAAGACAAGACCTTATACCAATCCTGTCATATTCTGCACAAGCGTGGAAAATATTACATTGTTCATTTTAAAGAACTATTCGCACTTGACGGAAAAAACACAGATTTTGAAGACAATGATTTAGGTCGTAGAAATACTATTACCAATTTGTTAGCCGAATGGGGACTTGTTGAACTTGTAAATAAGAATAGGTCTGAACAACCTGTTGCACCATTGTCTCAGATTAAAATCATTTCTCACAAAGAGAAAGATGAATGGCAGTTAGTTACCAAATATAATATCGGTAAGAAAAAGGAAATCTAATGAGTGAAGAACTTATTAATGCCGCCAAAGTGGTTTTAGCGAACCACTACGCATTCTACGTAAAGGCACAGAACTATCATTGGAACGTGACTGGTCCTGATTTCGTTCAGTATCATGATTTGTTCGGTAAAATCTATGAAGAAGTTGGTGGCGTAATTGATATGCTTGCAGAAGAAATTCGTGCAATGGATTCTTATGTGCCAGGAAGTTTTTCTCGATTTGCTGAATTGTCGCAGATTGAAGAAGAGCAGAATGTTCCTACTGCTATGGAAATGATTCGTAGACTATACAACGACATTGCCATTATGCAGAACAGTATTATGGATGCATATCATCTTGCCGAAGAAAACATGCAACATGGATATAGTAACGTTCTTGCCGAAAGACAAGATGCGTTTAATAAACATGCGTGGATGCTCAGATCAACTTTAAGAATTTGACATTCGCATACATATTTGATATAATATACAGAATCTCCGGAAGGAGTATGGGCGCTAAGACCTTTCTTAGCATTTTGAACTTTAATATGAGGTAAAACTTATGGCTTTCGTAAATTCCAGCAAAACCCAAAACCAACTTCTGGTTTCCTATCTTCGCGGCACTGGTCGTGGTATTTCTGCACCACAAGCAACCGCACTTTTCGGTATCAAAAATCTTCGCGCACGTATGAGCGACCTTCGTCAAGCAGGTCTTCGTATTCGCAAGACAATGAATACTGAAGGAAACACAACTTATTTTGTATCTCGCCGCTTGATTGACGGCACTCAGGGATATGTTTCAGTATAAATAAACTTATCTCAGGGATGGGAACGTAATTGGCTCTTCTACCTTAGGAGCGTCTAACGCTGGTACAACGATATGGTACCCCTGTATTCAGTAAGCAGGACTGCTACGCCTAATGGGTAGCGCATTTTAACTTAACTCGCTTAATAAGGAGCAAACTATGCTAATGTATGCAAACATGGCTATTGACGCCATTCAATCTGGTAAGACCGCTTGGTTGAACCAATACGTTCAGGACGAATCTGTCCGCAAACCTCTTCAACACTTTGTAGATGCTCAGACTGAGTTTACTAAACAAATTGCTAAAACTTTTTGGGAAGTAACTGGTTCTGCAATGCAAGCAACTTGCGCTAAAGTATTCACTAAGTAAGAGGAGAATTAATATGACATTCATTCCACAACTTCCACAGGCTCTCAAAGACTTCGACAAATTCTTTGTTGGTTTCGATGACACGTTCAATCGTCTGCATAAGATGCATGATGACTTGACAAAAAGCATTCCTAACTATCCACCATACAATATTCGTAAGACTAGCGATAACACATACGTTATTGAACTTGCTGTTGCGGGTTTTGGTAAGCAAGATATTGAAATCACAATTGATGACAATAAGTTGACAATCGTTGGTAACTCAAACGATGACAATGAAAATTTCTTGTTTAGAGGTATTGCAAATCGTGCATTCACTCGCACATTTGCTTTGGATGACAAAATCGAAATTCAAGACGCGGCTCTTGTAAATGGTATGCTTAAGATTGCACTTGAGCGAATCATTCCCGAACACAAAAAGCCAAAGAAGATTGAAG